GCGCGGGTCGCTGATGATGGTGGAGTTTGAAATATTCATGCCGCCACGTTACCGGCCAGACAGCCGTTTTTCGCGCTGCCCACGTTGTGCCATCGGGCAACAACCCGCATCGGCTGGCGGCCTGCGGCGACTCTCTGGAAACTAACTCCCGTTCTCAACACTCATTACCGGAGTCAGTTACATGGCAAAGAAAGTATCGAAATGGTTCCGCATCGGGGTCGAAGGTGACACCTGCGATGGCCGCGAAATTGATGCTAACGACATCAAACAAATGGCGGAGACATACAGCGCGAAAGCCTACGGTGCCCGCGTCAATCTGGAGCACATCAAAGGCGTTTTACCGACCAGTGATTTCCGCCGTTATGGCGACGTGATCCAGCTTAAAGCCGAACAAATTGATGACGCGGCTGAACCGCTGCTGCATGACAAATGGGCGCTATACGCAATGATCAGCCCGACCGCGGATTTAACGCAGATGGTCGGCGACGGACAGAAGGTTTACACCTCGATGGAGATCAAACGTAACTTCGCCAACTCCAATAAATCCTACCTGGTCGGTCTGGCCGTCACCGATGACCCCGCAAGCCTCGGCACTGAAATGCTGGAGTTCAGCCGCACAGCCAAACAGAACCCGCTCGCCGGTCGTAAATCCGATCCGGACAGCCTTTTCACGGTTGCCACCGAAGCACTGATTGAGTTTGAAGATGCACCGGAAACTGCCCCTTCTCTTTTCGCGCTGGTGAAACAAAAGCTTTCACGTAAGCAGGCGTCAGACGATGCCCGCCTGGCCGATGTTCACGAAGCCGTAAGCGAGGTCGCTCAATACGCTCAGACCGGACTGGATAAGCATGAAAACAGCCTGACCGACCTGCTGAGCCGCGTCGATACCCTGGAAAAATCCACCGCTGCCGAACATGAAGCTCTCAGTGAATTGAAAGGCAAGCTTGCGCAGACACCGGCGCAGATCTTTAACCAGCGCCCGCACGCAACCGGCGGCACAGGCGCTGACGAGACAGTGACCGACTGCTGATCCGACACATTTAATTCACCCTCAGGAAATAAGTCATGAAAAAAGAAACGCGCTTTAAATTTAATGCGTTCCTCTCCCAGCTCGCCAAGCTCAACAACGTTGACGTCGGTACGCTGGATAAAAAATTTAACGTCGAGCCGTCCGTCACCCAGACGCTGATGACCCGCCTGCAGGAATCCTCAGAGTTTCTGACCCGTATCAACATCATTCCGGTGGACGAAATGATGGGTGCGAAAGTGGGCGTTGGCGTGACCGGCACGATTGCCAGTACCACCAACACTGATGCGGGTGACGAGCGTGAAACGGCTGATTTCACCAAGCTGGATCAGGAAGGCTACCACTGCACCAAAACCAACTACGACTTCCACTGGATGTACAGCAAACTGGACTTGTGGGCGCGCTACAACGATTTTCAGACCCGTCTTCGCGACGCCATTATCAAGCGTCAGGCGCTGGATCGCATCCTGGTCGGCTTTAACGGTGTTTCCCGCGCACCGACGTCTAACCGTGTACAGAATCCGCTGTTGCAGGATGTCGGCGTGGGCTGGTTGCAAAAATACCGCCTGAATGCCCCGACCAAAGTGATGGGCATGATTGTCGCCGAAGACGGCACCGTGACCAATGAGGCGGTGAAAGTCGGTGGCGAAGGTGAGTATAAAAACCTCGACGCGCTGGTCTTTGATGCGGTGAATGAACTGATCGACCCAATCTATCAGGACGACACCGAACTGGTGGTGATCTGCGGCCGCAAGCTGCTCGCGGATAAGTATTTCCCGCTGATCAACAAACAGCAGCCAAACACTGAGGCGATGGCCGCCGATCTGATTGTCAGCCAGAAACGCATCGGCAATCTGCCCGCCGTGCGTGTGCCCGGCTTCCCTGCTAACGCCATGCTGATCACCCGTCTGGATAATCTGTCCATTTACTGGCAGGACGGCACGCACCGCCGCCACGTTGAGGAAGTACCAAAACGTGATCGTATCGAAAACTACGAATCCATTAACGAGGATTACGTGGTGGAAGATTACGGCTGCGGCTGTCTGATCGAGAACATCGAAGTAACCGCCGGAGAAGACGACACAGCTGAAAAAGCTGAACTCAGCAAATTCACCTCAGCGATCGTTGATGCCATCAAAACGGCATCCGGTACCACGGCACCGGCAGCTCAGGAGTAAGCCATGATCAGCCCTGCCCGACGTCACTTGTTGCGGCAGTCAGCTATCGAAGCCGCGCAGCAGGATACCAGCCTGCTGCGTCATGCCACCGGCTATGAACTGCTGCTGCAAAAGCTTAATGCTGACCAGAAAGCCCTGAAGAAAGCCTATTCCGCTGAGAAAAAGGCAGAACTCAAACGCAAAATGCTGCCCGAATATGCGCCGTGGGTGGCGGGCGTTCTCGCCGAGGGGAAAGGCGCTCAAGACGCCATCCTGATGACCATCATGATCTGGCGTATTGATGCCGGTGACTACGCTGGTGCGCTGGAAATCGCCCGCTACGCGCTGCATTACAAGCTGGCGATGCCGTTCGGCAAACGCCCTGCCGGTTATGCACTGGCGGAGGAAATCGCCGACATGAGCACCCGCGCACACGCCGCCGGTGAGCCGGTCAGTCTCGATGTACTCATGACCACGATGGAACTGACGGAAAGCCAGGACATGCCGGATCAGGTACGCGCCAAGCTGCACAAAATCACCGGCTATCTGTATCGCGACGCGGAAAAACTGCCGCTCGCCCTGCAACACCTGAAACGCGCCTTCCAGCTAAACAGCAACTGCGGCGTTAAAAAGGATATTGAGCGGTTGGAGTCAGCCATCAAAAAGGCTGCCAGCAGCTAAACAGAACGCGCCCCGCGCCGGACGGCACGCCAGCCGCGACAGGTCTGTGACCTCGTTCAACACTGGCGTCCACCGTCCCCTATTCAGAGGTCACTATGTCTCTTGTTGTACCTGCACCAAAGCCGGACGCCGCGACGGAACCCGCGATCAAAAACACGCACTTCTGGCCGGATATCTGTCCGTTGGAGTTACGCGACACGCTGCGCCTGGAAGGAACGGTCACCGCCAAACGTCTGCGCGCCGTCATTAAGTTCGCGCTGACCGAAGTTAACGCTGAGCTTTACAGCTACCGCGTCGCACAGCTGGCTCAGGGATACAAAACCCTCGCTGATGTACCAGCAGACCAGATTGATGACGAAAGTATCAAAGTCTGTGCCTACCTGCGGGCGGTTTCCTCCATTACGGCGGCCATTCTGGCGGAACGGTATCCGAACAGCGATACCACCGATGCTGGCAGTAAAAAGGCCGAGATTGTTGAAAGCACGGTTGATGAACTGTGGCGTGATGCCCGCAACGCGATCAGTGATGTCGCAGGTGTGTCGCACTGTGTGATCGGGCTGCTCTGATGAAAGTCACTGCCGAACAGGGCGACACCATAGATTCGCTTTGCTGGCGGTACTACGGGCGCACGGCATCGGTGGTTGAACACGTTTACGCGGCTAACGTTGGGTTAGCCGAACAGGGGGCAATTTTGCCCCATGGCTACGCGGTGGAGCTGCCGGACATAAGCCTGCCCGCAGTCAGTGAAACCGTCTCACTTTGGGACTGATGACCATGGAGCGCATCACCTCGTTTATCTGTTACTGCGTCGCGGCCTTTCTTGCCTGGCTCGGCGCAATGTCACCGCAGGATATCGCCTTTCTGGTGGGAGCTGGCGTCGGCGTCGCGACCTTCCTGGTGAACTGGTACTACCGGCGCAAAACGTATCGCCTGCTGAAAGCGATGGGCGTCAGGGGGGACATTAATGCCGCCATCAATCGTTAGGCGCTGCGCCGTCGCCGCCGTCCTGGCGATTGCCGCGCTGCTGCCGCAAACGCAGACGTTGAAAACCTCTGTCCCCGGTCTGGCACTGATTGCCGATTTCGAAGGCTGCCGCCTGTCGGCCTATCAGTGCAGCGCGGGCGTCTGGACAAACGGCATCGGGCACACCGCAGGCGTGAAACCACAAACGCACATCAGCGAACGTCAGGCCGCCGTCAATCTGGTGGAAGACGTGATGCGGGTGGAGAAAGGCATTGCACGCTGTATGCCGGTTGCCATGCCGCAGCCGGTGTATGACGCCGTAGTGTCCTTTGCCTTTAACGTCGGTGTGACGGCGGCGTGTAAATCCACCCTGGCATTTTTCATCAACAAGGGTGAATGGCGAAAAGCCTGCGAACAGTTGCCGCGCTGGGTGTTTGTGAACGGTGAAAGCAATACCGGCCTGGAGCGCCGCCGCGCGAATGAGCTGGCCTACTGCCTGCAGGGAGTCTGATGCGCGTTTTAATTTTATTACTGCTGGCAGCCTGCGCGCTGGCGGGGCTGCAAACCTGGCGTATTGGTGGCCTGCATGATGAAGCCGAACAGGCGCAACGCATCATCGGCACGCTGTCCGCCGGAATCAAAAGCCGCGACAACGCCATTAACCGTCTGAACGATGAGGCCGTGACGCGGGAACGTCAGGAACTAAGCCTACGCACCCAGCTCGCACGGGCAAGTCAGGAGGCGCGGGATCGTGAAGTTCACATTCAAAGGTTACTTAATGAAAATCAGGAAATGCGCGATTGGTATGCAGCTATTCTGCCTGATGGTATTAGCCGGATGCACGCACGTCCCGCCTTTGCCAGCGCCGCAGATTATTTACGTTGGCTGTCCGGCGGTAACCAGTTGCCCGATACCGGCAAGCGCACCGGCGACTAACGGCGATTTAAGCAGTGATGTCAGAAACCTGGAGGCTGCGCTGACGGCCTGCGGCCTCCAGGTGGAAGCGGTCAAACAATGCCAGGAGGAACTCCGTGTTAAAACCCGCACAGCTACGCAAAGCCTTAACTGACGCCGTGCCGGTGCTGCAAACCAGCCCCGACCAACTACGGATGTTTGTGGATAACGGGCGCATCGTTTCCACGTTAGCCAGTTCGCTGTCGTTTGAATACCAGTATCAGACCGAGCTGCTGATCACCAACTTTGCCCAGGACTGCGATCTGATTATTGTGCCGATCCTGGCGTGGTTGCGTGAGAACCAGCCGGACATCATGGCGACACTGGAAAAGCAGCAGACCGGCTTTAAATTTAAGGCCGATATGCTGGATGATGGTTCCTACGATATCGCGATTGATGTGCAGCTCACCGAGCGCGTGGTCGTGAAACAGATTGATGCCGGTCTGTATGTGGAGCATTTTCCGGAACCTCCACTGCCGGAGCCGGTGGAAAGGCCGCGTGAACTGTATCTGCACGGCGAGTTAGTGAGTCAGTGGCATGAGTGAGTTATCAGCGTTTGATACCCGCCTGGCTGGGCTGATTGCCGCGCTGTCTCCGAAAAGCCGGAAGGCGATGGCCGCAACCATTGCGAAGCGTCTGCGCAAACATCAGCAGCAGCGCATTAAGCATCAGGTGACGCCGGAAGGGCAGCCGTTCATCCCGCGCCGCCCGCAACCTTTGCGAGCAAAGAAAGGCCGCATTAAACGGGAAATGTTCGCCAAATTACGCACGGCTAGATACATGAAGGCCAAAGGCACGGCTGACGACGCCGTGGTGGAATTCACCGGCCAGGTTCAGCGCATGGCGAAAGTGCATCAGTACGGGCTGCGGGATCGCCCATCCGTCCGTGCAAAAGAAATGCAGTATCCGGAGCGCCCGTTGTTAGGGCTGGACGCTGAGGATATTAAAATTGTAGAGGATGAGCTATTGAGATTAGTAATCCTATAAAGACTGATTTTATAGCGACTTAATATTATTAAAGTAATTTTTCAAACCACGCTGGCAAAATTTCGGCAGCTTGGTTTGAGTAAGTATATTCGGGGATATTGTTCCAAAACCCAATTATTGATTCAATAAACTCATCAAATTGAACTTCACTAATAGTTAAATCCTCGTACCTTATATAATCATTTCCCCAAACCTCATCAACTACACCATCCCGCCTAAAGTATTCTGGACTTGATGCTTTGAGAGTTTCAAAGGAGTTGCCATCACCATGTTTAAATACATTCACCACTTTGCTCATAGTTAGCAATTTAGGATGCGTTGGTATGTTTGACACAGATACACCTAAGCTCTCAATTAGCTCAATAATATCTGGCAATGATAATGCCCATATTTTTTTATAAATAACTTCATTTTTAGTCCAATTTCTTATCTCTTTTACCAACCACTCTCTTAAATCCTTTTCCCACTTATGGTATATGCTAGATAAAATGGCAAGGTAAACATTACTCTTCATTTCCTCCAGACTTAAATAAAAATCAATGCCTTCTTCATATGCTTGCTCTGCAACATCAGCAGGGTCATCATTTTCGGGATCGAATGCCTTACCAGCTTTACTATACCATTCTTCAATATATTTATTAGCTGCACTCTCAAGATCAGTGAATTGTGAGAAAATAAGCTTCTTAGCCTGCTCAACATAAAAATTATACCCTGATAGTAAAAGATACCTATTACCGCTTGCCAGATATAATGTTACGAACTCTTTTTTTTCACCCATAAAGCCCTCTGCGCGTGTAGTTATTTAAAGTGAAATAATTAAAAGCAGCATTATTAGCTTACTTATTAAATTTCAAATCATAATGCCAACCCACTGAAACTAAAGTACTCCAAAATTAGATGGGGTATCAAGGGGGAAACTGATTAGTGGAGAAGCTAGGTGTCTAAAGTTATTTGGATAAATAAATATAACGAATCAAGATGATTCATGGTTCATACGTTGTGCCACCCGCCATCAACCCGCTTCAAATTGTATGCCGCCTGACAGGGCGGCATTCTTTTATCCATGAATACATCCATCCCATACAACGACATTCCGCGCCTGCTGCGCAATCTGATCCGCATTGGCACCGTTGCCGAGGTGGATTTAGTTGCGGGCATCTGTCGCGTGAACACCGGCGGCAACGTCACCGACTGGCTGCACTGGCTGACCTCCCGCGCAGGGCGCTCGCGTTCCTGGTGGGCACCGTCTACCGGTGAGCAGGTTTTATTGTTTTGCCTGGGCGGTGAGCTGGATACCGCCTTTGTGATGCCTGGCATTTTTTCTGATGAATTCCCCGCGCCGTCAGCGTCAGCCGATGCCGTACACGTCACTTTCCCTGACGGCGCGGTGATCGAGTACGAACCCAAAACCGGCGCACTGCTGGCAACCGGCATTAAATCCGCCACGGTAAACGCGTCGGAAAAAGTCGCTGTGACTGCACCGTATATCACCTGCACGGCGAAAACGCGTATCACGCTCGACACGCCGGAGGTGGTTTGTACCAAAAAGCTCACCACGGGCAGCCTGGAGGTGAAACAAGGCGGCACCCTAACCGGCAATATCACCCACTCAGGCGGCAGCCTCACGTCAAACGGCGTGGTGGTTCATACCCATAAACACAGTGGCGTCCAGACGGGCGGCGGCAGTACCGGTACACCGACAACATAAAGAGGATTGTATGAGTAAGAATCTAAGCGTTTTTCTGTCTGTTTTCGCAGCAACGACAGCGGGCGTCATGCTGGCAAACGGGACGCCTGGCTGGTGGTTGGTGGGTGGTATTGGCCTCTATTTATTGTTCAAAAATGAATAATGCGAAATACATCGGCCTGGCTCGCGACACGGGGCGTAGCGTCGAAGACCTGGCACACATTCAGCAGTCGGTCAGCGACATTCTGCGCACGCCCGTTGGTTCCCGCGTCATGCGCCGTGACTATGGTTCATTGCTGTCTGAGTTGACTGACCGCCCGCAGAATGCGGCGCTGCGCCTGCAAATTATGGCGGCCTGTTACAGCGCGATCCTCAAGTGGGAGCCACGCGTGAGCCTGACCGGCATCACCTTTGAAACGACGTTTGACGGAAAAATGGTGGTGGATATTACCGGCACCCGCAAAGACACGTCCGCCGCCATTTCCTTAACCCTTCCTGTGAGCTAACCATGGCAACTATCGACCTGAGCCAGTTACCCGCCCCCGACGTGGTGGAGGTGCTGGATTACGAAATCCTCCTGGCAGAACGCAAAGCCACGCTGGTGTCGCTTTACCCCGAAGACCAGCAGGCCGCCATCGCCCGCACGCTGACGCTGGAGTCTGAGCCGATGGTGAAGCTGCTGGAGGAGAACGCCTACCGCGAAGTGATCCTGCGTCAGCGGGTAAACGAGGCGGCGCAGGCGGTGATGCTGGCCTATGCCACCGGTACTGACCTGGACAATATCGCCGCCACGTTCAGCGTGGAGCGTCTGACCATCACGCCTGCGGATACGGTCAGCGTACCCGCCATGGCGGCAGTCATGGAAAGCGATGCGGATTTGCGTATCCGGGCGCAGCAGGCGTTTGAAGGCCTGAGCGTCGCCGGTCCGGTCGGTTCCTATGAGTATCACGGGCGCTCGGCTGACGGGCGGGTGGCGGATATTTCGGTCATCAGTCCGTCGCCTGCCTGCGTGACGATTTCCGTGCTGGCACAGACCGGCAACGGCAGCGCCCCCGCTGACCTGCTGGCGAAAGTGCAGGCCGCGCTCAACGATGAAAACGTGCGCCCCGTGGCTGACCGCGTGACCGTCCAGTCAGCTACGGTGGTGAATTACACCATTGACGCCGTGCTGTATCTGTTTCCGGGTCCGGAAGCTGAACCTATCCGCGAAGCCGCCGAAGCAAAACTGATCGCCTATACCACCGCGCAGCACCGGTTAGGCCGCGACATCCGGCTGTCCGCCATTTATGCCGCGCTGCACGTTGAAGGCGTGCAGCGGGTGGAGCTGAAAAGCCCCGCCGCTGACATCGAACTGGATAAAACGCAGGCGTCATTCTGCACCGCGTACACCCTGAAAGTGGGCGGTTACGATGAGTGATCGCCTGCTGCCCGTCGGTTCCTCGGCTCTTGAGGTTGCCGCCGCCGAGGCCTGCGCCGCG